GAATCCCACTCTCTCCGCCAAATGGAACATCGGCTGAAGAAATTCGACATTTGCGGAAGTACCCAAGTGGCCGAAGGGGCTCCCCTGCTAAGGGAGTAGGGTGTGTAAAAAGCGCCGCGGAGGTTCAAATCCTCTCTTCCGCGCCAAGAAAAACCTTGAAACTACTGTAGTTTCAAGGTTTTTTCGCTTTCCCAGCACCCAAAATTTTGTCTCAGAAGATAGGGGTGAAGCGGAAACTTTTGTGCTGTTTCGGAATGTTTTGGAACAGTTTTGTTGTCAAAAATGTTGTCATGGATAAGGCTGTGCCCACGCTGGACACAGCCTTTTGAATTTTGCCCGATTCGGGCAAATTATTTCATCGTGGCCAGCTTTCGGATCAAATCCTCGCCGTATTTGTACGCCGCGAGGTAGTCCATCGTCTTGTCCTCCAACCCCGCCCGCTTTTGGAGCTGCGCGCGATAGTCCGTGTATTTTGGACGGTACGCGCCGAGCACGAGCGACAGCTTTCGCTTGCGGCGATACACGCCATCGCCGTTGCTCTGGCTGCCGGTGTTGCCGTTGGAGGTATTGCCCTCGATGGCGGTGACGTACTGCCCGCTGACGCTCTCGCAGATGCCGCAATGGCCGGTCTTGTACGCCGTGCCAGGCAAGTCGTAGATCAGCACGTCGCCGGACCGGTAGCCCGTGGTGACCCACTGCCCGTGTGCCTGCGCCCAGCGCATCAGCTCGCCGCAGGAGGCCGTTTTGCCGCCGTCCATAAAGAGCGCCTTGTCTGCCTGCTGAAAGCACCACCATACGAACTGCATGCACCAGTACACGCCATCCATGCCATAGGCCTTGCCGTACTTCTGCCGGTTGCCGCTCTGCTCGACCGTGCCGATCTCTTTGACCGCCACGGCGAGGATGTCACTTGCCTGCGCCATTGTCTTTGTTGTAGTTCGCCGTGGAAATGCCGATGAGCGCGCCCACGAAGGCAACCACGGCGTTGATGGTGGTCGCGACCTCCTGCGCGTAGGGCCAGCCCCAAACGCCCGCCAGCGCGCTGTAGAGCACGGAGAGCGCGGGCAGCGCGATGAGGCACAGCCACTTCAAAATGTCGTAGACCTTGTCGTTGAATTGCAGTTTCATTTCAATCGTCCTTTCCTTTGATCTTGATGTTGGCCAGCAGAGCAAGCTCCGCCGTCCACGCGGCGAACCACGCGACGGTCAGGCTGTCCGGCACGGTCTTGTCGTTGGCGGTGAGAATGAGGCTCACGATGCAGTACCACGTCAGGTTAAAGATGGCTGCCCAGACGTACCGGTCGCGCTTGTGCATGGTCTTGAGTTTTTCCCGTGCGGACTTGTAGAGGTCGACGCCCAAAAGCGTCATGCAGACCACGCACACGCCCGCAAGGATGGTTTCGGCCCAATCCATCAGCTTACCACCTCCCACTCGTCGATCTCGCTTTTGATGCGGTCGATAAAGCTGTTGCCGCCGAGGGCCTTATAGCCGCGGTAGAGATAGAGAAAATCCTCCAGCTCGTACTGCCGGATGGTGTGGTCCTCCCGGTGGCGGTAGTAGGTGTGCAGCATGTCGTGTCGGAGCTGGCATTTGAGCGCGTCGGTCAGCTTGTCCAGCCCGAGCAGCCTGTTGCGGATGGGCTTAATGAGCATGGCCAGCGCGGCCAGAATGACCGTGATCTCCGAGCAGGTCGATGCAACGGTCGATAGGTTCATAGGCATTCTCTCTCTTTCCGGCGGTAAAAAAGCCGCCTTGTCGTTCTTGACAAAGCGGCTTCATGTGTGCTATATTTAGGCCAGTAAGAACGGCTGCCATTGCAGGTGGCGGTCGTCCCTGTTGCAAGTTTAGAGCTTGAAGGAAACGCCGCTTACCGCTATGGTGGGCGGTTATTTCTTATGTCTTGTGACCGTGAAGATCAGAGACGCAAGACCGATGAGCACAAGCGAATATGCAAACATATCAGCGTATGTAACCATCGCGCACCTCCTTTGAAGGAAGTGGACAACCTCGCCGTTCTTACTGGCAGCCGAATTATAGCACAGTCTGCCGCGCCTTGTCAATTTGCCGCCCTCGGGCGGCTTTTTCATTTCCTGTGCATTGCAGCTAAGTCACAGGCATTCCGTCTGTCTGGGGGACGATCACCACCTCCTGCCTGTTACGATCTCGCCGGGCATCGGCCCCGTCCGTTCCGGCGGCGGAAAAGGTGAAAAGCAATGTGATTCGAGTGATTCCCTTGTCGAAAAAATCAACCGGCAGAAACGAAATCTCGGAAACTTGGAATGGGCAGCCGAGGATTGAATACGGGTGTCCGCTGGACGCTTGTGGGCTGTTCGGCGGGAGCTGCTTCCTGTGTTCTTGATCTCTCGGAATGCCCGTGACTTAACTGCAATGCACGGCCTCGCCTGACGGTCAGGCGGCTCTTGTTATTTTCACGCGGAAAGCCCGCAGGAGCGCGCGTAGGCGCGCGAGGAGCGAGCCGGTACGCTGAGCCGCCGCGTCTTCCAACGCACGCAGGAGACGGCTCTGCGCCGCTGCGCGGTGCCTTCGCTGGCCCCATATCGGCGCCGTTATCAGCGCGCGATCCGGCGTCCGCTCCTGCCGCTTTTGGGCTCCGGAGGCAGTCGCCCTGCGTGCCGCAGCTCTGGCCCGCTCCGGGATCAGATCGTCCGCTGCGTGCTGTTGGTAGAGCGCATACAGTGCCGGCTCGAGCGCGTCCACGCCCAGCAGCTCCACGCCGCTGCCGTCGGTGCAGAGGGCACGGATGCGGCCGGCCGCGCGATGGATCGTGCGGCAGACGGTCGAATGGTCCACGCCCAGCAGTGCGCCGATTGAGCGCATATCCAGCCACTCGCCATAGTAGAGGTAGAGATACACGGCCTGCGTCTCCGTCAGACGCGAGAGCACATAGCGCGCCGTTTCCGGTTCGGCCAGGTCAAGACGGTTCGGATGCTCGCGCAGATCCTCCTGGCGCAGATCCTCCGACTTATCGTTAAGGACCTTCTTCGCGCGAAGCAGTGTGCGGGAGACCGTGGCCTTGTTCACGTCGAGCTGCTCGGCGATCTCCGTCGCGGTCTTGCCCTGCAGGAGGAGATCGAGCATTTCGCGCTGGCGGTCTGAGACCGCCGCGCGGCCGCGCCGGAGTGCCCTCATGAGCCGCGCGCGGCTCTCGCCATTGTCCGAGCCGAGGTCATCCCAACGGACTTGATTTCCTTCGAGGTCTGCAAAGGTCAAGTCGCAGCGCTCGAAGAAGTCAAAGCTGTTGACATCGGCTCCGGCAGCACCGGTGTGTATGACCGTCCGCTTGACCGCCTTGTGCCGCTTTTCCTGCGGTGGGCGAAGATATTCCAGCCGCTCAAGGCTCTCGTGGTACATCTCGAACAGGATGCGAAGACGGTGCTTCTGCTCTCCGCGTCTGCCGGGGTCCTGCTCCTGCTTGATCTCCTCCCGGACGAGCTGAATGCGCGCATAAAGCTGGTCTTTCTCCCGGACGGCAGCCTCATAGGCGGTCACATCAGCCCTCCCAGTCTACCCAGCCGTCCATGTAGACCTTGATCACACCGTCCACGCGGTAGAAGGCGTTGTTGATGAGCGGCACGCCCTCCGTGTATTCGATGGGATTGTCGGCGCTCGTGCCGACCGGATTCTCCTGCTCGACGTAATCCTTTCGGACGTCCACGTCGTTGACGGTGAAGATCCTCCAGTCAAAGCCGAGCTTGTCGCTCTGCTCCATGCGCTGCGTGATGCCGCCGGCGGCTTGCACGAGCTTTCCATCCGTGATTGCGCCCTTAATGGCATTGAGCTTTTCAGTTTGCATCATAGGTGGCCTCCAGTTCCGCCAGCTGCGCGTTGGCAGCGGCAAGGTTTTCTTCGCTCTCGGTGAGCTGCGTATCCTTCTCGGCGACAGTGGCGTTCAGGCTCTCGATCTGCGCCTGATACGGCATAACATCGCCCCAATGCTGCTTGTCCGTTTTGAGAATGACGGTAAAGTAGCCCTGCTTTGTGTACTCGATCTCCTGCACGGCAAAGGTGTAGCCCTCCGGCAGCGGGCAGGCCGGATAGTCCGTGCGGACCTGCTCAACCGTGACATTCTGCCAGTCGATGGCCTCGACCGCCTCCAGCGTGTTTTCCTCGTAGCAGCGCTCGAAGATCACACGGTATACTCCATTCAATGCCTGAACAAAGCCGACGCGGTGGCCGTTGATCCTGTAATTCACTCCGTAAAATCCGCTCATACACTCCTCCTTATCCGATCAGCAGCACAGCGCCGTCGAAGGCGGACGATGTGTGCAGTGTAATGGTCCCGTCAGCGGCGATCATGGCATAGGTCTCAAGGCTTGCCCATGTGCCTTTCCGATAGGCGCCGCTTGACAAGATAGATGCTTGCGCGAAAACGTCATTGCCCAGCAGCCCATGTTCGCTTCGCGGGATGCTCATGGTCGCCTCCGCATCGGTCTGTGTCCACTGGGCAGCGGTGAAGGTCTTGTAATACGATGCCGCCCCGCTCGGCGTTTTCCATTCCTGTCCATCGGCGGTCTTCGTCAGTACCTGACCGGCGCTGCCGCCGGGGACAGCAGGGAACGCGCCGACATCCTCGGCCGTATATTCGGGGGCACTTGGCTCACGCGCCCACTGCGAAATGCCGGGGTCGCGCACAGGGATCTCGACGCCGTTTACTTCAAAGCTATCAATGTAATTTGTATTTGCCATGTGCTCCTCCTTAGATGGTGAGCGTGTGCTCGTTGATCGCAGCCGGCGAGAGCTTCAGCATCGTACCCTCCTGCTGCATCGTGCGGGAGGGTACATCAACGAGCCTGACCACGGACCCGTCCACGTTAAACTCCTTCGCCACACAGATGCCGACGATCCGCTCGCCCGCTGCGTTGTGGGCAATGACGCCGGCCATGAGCGTCTCCGGCGTTACGGTGTCCCCGGTCAGATCAAGCAGGACTGTTCCGTCGCTGAGCTGGACTTTGTTGTTGGCCATGCCGCACCTCCTCAGCCGATGGTGACCGTCTTGCCTCCCTGCGCGTTGTCGGTGTAGGCAATCGGGATCGCCGCCACCGTGACAGAGCTGAGGCAGTTGTACCCCTCGTCGGGCAGGACCTCCTGCGAGGCAAACGTGGGCGTGACGTTCTTGGCCTGCGGCTTCATTCCCTCGCTGCCGGACATCGTGCCCGTCACGCCGAGGACGGTAATGCCCTCGCGGATGTTAGCGGGAATCAGCTTCGCCTCTTCGGCTGCGTCGATCTGCGCCTTGCCGCTGCCGTCGTGGTAGCCCTGGGGGATGGTGACCGGCTTGCCTTTTTCCGTGATGCTGAGCGTCTTTGCGCCGTTATTCGGCATGGTACCGGTGACCTTGCTGCCGGTGACATAGGCCGTCTTGCCGGATAGAATTTCCGCCGCGCCCGCGGTGGCGTCGCCGGTGTCCGCGTCAAACTCGCAGGAGCCGGTGATCGGTGCGCCGTCCTTGCCGTGCGCGGTAAAGCCCTTGAGGAGCTTGTCCGCGACCACGGTGTCCTGGGTGAGGTCCATGAGGACTTCGCCGCTCGAGAGTACGATTTTGCTGTTGTACTTTTCAGCCATTGAAAATACCTCCGATAAAAATTGTTTTCCCGCCCGCGGGGTTTTCCACACGGGCGACCGTAATAGGATCAACGGTCACATTGTCTTTCAGAATCTTGTCCTTTGTGGCAAGCTCCTGCGTCTCAAAGTTGGGCATCACGGTATATGGGCCGTCATACGGCTCGCCTCCGACCTCACGGACCGAAACATGGAAGCCGATGCCGATGGCCGCCGGCGTCCCGAGGAAAAAGGCTGCCTTTTTCCTGCCGACGTCAAACGTAATCGCAGCCATCAGATCACCGCCCTGCTGAGCGCGCGTTTAACATCGATCTGCTGCATTTCTGAGCCAATCACGTCGCCGCTCGGGAACTTCACGCGCACCTGCATGGGGCAGACGGTCGGAAGGCCGAAGGTCTCCGGCTGCGTGAGGGGAAAGTGAAATTTGCCGTCGGAAAACGTGACATCGCCCGGATAGGTCTTGACGAGGTTCAGCAGCGCGATCTCGACCAGAGAGACGGCCGGGGGGCTGAGTGCCTGGCCCTCGTTGGTGATCTCCACGTCGATGGAGTAAGCGTCGCCCTGTACCATTACGTCGTCACCTCCGTTGCGCTGACGGCGCCGGTGTCGTCCACCGTCAGCTTGAATTTTTTCGTGCTGCCCGCCGTCGAGGAGGGGATGATGATTTCGCCCTCGTCCACGCGCCGCAATAGCTCGTCGGTCTTCTCGCCGGTGTAGAGTATGGTGTAATAATCGTTCGGCATAGATACCTCCTTAAACGATCATTCTCCGCCCGAGGGAATCGAGCAGGCCAAGGTTGTTGCTGGTCACGAGCGGGCCGGACTGAAGCTCTTTTTTCTTGCGGTAGTAGATGATGATGCAGCCGTCGCCCGCCTTGTCCTCCGTCTGAACCCAGACCGCGGCCCGTTGCCGCACCTGCATAGACTTCCAGATCGCCCATTTGATAAGATGCATCGTCTCGCATGGTGCAGCTCGCCATACACGGCCACCCGGTTTGCCCGTTGCCTCCGCCGCCGTTTCCATAGACCGATGGCTTTTCCGGCGGCTGCGCGGTCGCGCCGGTTCCCTGTGCGCCGCCCTGCATGGTCAGTTTTTTGTTGTTGTACTGACTTGTCATTGTAGGCGTAATGCCATTTCCGCCGTTATGCCCGTTTGCTTTATAAGCCGGACCTCCGCCGAGACCGCCGGAGGAGGTTGCGTCAAAGCTTCCGGATACGGCAGAATTGCCTGTTTCAAAATCCACCGCCGTACCCTGCCCGCCATGCGTGTACGACTGGCCATTTACGACAATGTCGGGCGGGTAGATCAGATTCTCGTCGGCATCATAGCCCACGCCGTTTCCGCCGGGGACACCTGCAATGCCAGACACCGCGTAGACCTCTCCGGTCATGGGGTCGGTGTAACCGCTCGGGTTACTTGAGCCGCTGTCGCTCGACGATCCGCCCATTGTGGTCGCTCCGCCAAGGCTCCCCTCTTCATCGCTGTTTTCGGCATACGGAGCACCCTCGCCGCCCACGCCGCAAGAATAGGAGACCTTTGATCCAGGTACGGCGTTCTGCACGGTTTCCACGAGTACCTTGCCGCCCTCGCCGGGCGTGCCTGCCTCGCCGCCTGCTGCGGGAGGCAGGTCTTTTTTCAGAAAACCCTTATAGTTGACCGTCCATGTATGGCTCCCGTTTTCTCTCGTTTCGGTCTGTGTAGAAACCTTTGATGTGGGGAGTGCGCCCGCTTTTCCGCACTTGCCGCCCTGCCCGCCGCCGATAAGGACGCGGGTGTAGTTCGTGACGCCCTCCGGGACCGTCCACTCGCCCGAGCCTGTGAGGATGACGCGCTCGTCGAAGTATTCCGTGGATTCCGGCTGCGGGGGAAGAAAGCCGACGAGCGCCAAGGTGCGGGACTTGAGCAGGCCGGAGATCTTCGTCTCGCGCGAGGCGATGCAGGCAAGCGTCTGCTGTTTGTCCCACTCATTCCAGAGCGAGACGACGTGCCCGGCGTGCTCGGCTGCTGGGTTGACGTCCACGGTGAGCTGCTCGCGGCAGGCGTAATAGGCTGCCATGCGCTGCGCGACCGCGGAGGAGTTGACGAGCGAGACGAGCGTCGCGTCGGCGATCTCCTCGACGTTCTCCGCCGCGCCCTCGGTCACGGTGCGCGTGATGACGCGCCGGTTGTGGACGTAGCTCTTGCCGGTGAGCTTGCCGGTGCCCGCAGAGAAGACGGCGTAGTTCGCGCCGCTCTCAAGGACGGTGAAGCCCTCGGCCGTGAGGGAGTGCGCGGGCTCGTCGAACTCGATGACGTCGCCCTGCTGGGCCGTGCCCTCGAAGAGCGTGACGTCCTCCGTGCCGGCAATGTACTGGTGCTCGGTGACGGCGACCGCACTGACGGGGTCGAGGTACTTGACCTGGATGTTTGCGGCATGGACGCTCCCGGGGCCGATGATGCTCGCCGTGCCGTCCCAGAGTTTCTGCACGCGCAGCGTGCCGTTCTCGTCCGTGTGCAGCCACGCGCCGATGGCAAAGAGCACCTGCACGAGGCTGTCGCGCGCCGAGGCAATGGGCAGCCAGCCGTAGAGCTTGATGCCGCGGTAGACGGTCTCGATGAGCACGGGGATGTCGCCGCAGATCTCCGCGACGACCTCGGCGACCGTCTGCCCGGTGTAGATGCCGCCGCGGTGCGGCCGGACGATCAGCAGCCCGACCGCGGAAAGCGCAGAGAGCGTGTAGAGCTTCGGCCCCACACGCGTGACGCTCTGCAGGTAGTAGACGCCGACGCGGCTGCCGGAGCGGAAATACTCGACTTTGTCGTTTTTCTTGAAATTCCGGATCGTGCCCGATTCGGACAAAACGGTGATGTCGAGCGTGTCCGCCTCGAGCGCGTCCGCGCGCAGCTCCTTATACTCGCCCAGCACGCCGGGGGTGTCGGTGCTGATGCGCTCGTCCTCGGCGAGGAGCTCGCCTTTGTATTTTACGGTGTTCAGACTCATCACTTTGCCCTCATGGTAACGCGGAAGCCCCTCCACCAGTGCGTGCCGCCGTCGTCGAGCAGGACGGACACGGTGTCGACCGTGGGGTGCGCGGTGATGGTTTTCTCCGCGCCGGTCCAGGGGTCGAAGTAGCGGAAGAGGACTTCGTTTTTGAGGCACGCCGTCAGCAGCGCGGTGATGCGCTCGGTCGGCGCGTCGTTGGTGGTGCCGACGATCGTCGGCTTGATGGCGAGCAGATCGCGCTGCTCCTCGCCGGAGCACATGAGGCCGCCGTTCTCGCCCTCGCGGAACTCGTAGGTGACCTCATAGCCGTACTTGTGGAACAGGTCGGTGAAGTCCTGCCCGTCCACGATAGCCGGATATTTTGCCATCAGGTGCCCTCCTTTCCGGCCAGCGGGGTGCCGCGCCTGCGGCCCTCGGCCTGCATGAGCGGGTATTGCTTGCGCGCGAGCGTCTGGCCGTCCAGCTCGAGCGTGACGTCAATGGTCACGTTCTCGCGCCGTGTGGCGCTCTGTACGGTCGCGGGGAGCGCGGCAGGGATATACGCCGGCGGGAGAGTGCGCGCGCCTGAGCGCCCAACAGAGCGCCACAGCGCGGCCTCCTGCGCGTTGAGCACCGCCTCGTCCGCGTGGAGCTCGGCGAGATAGCCGTCGTAGGGAACACGGTCGAGCCCCGCGGCGTGGGAGCCAGAGAGATGCTCGCGCAGCCTCGCCTCGGCGCGGTAGCGGGAGAGTTTCGAGGTGGACGAGCGCTCCACATTTTTCTCGTTTGCTTCTTCACGCGCCTCGCGGATCTTCGAGATCAGATCACTAATAGCAGTGATCGCAGCCGTTACGCCCTCAACAATGTCCGCCGTGAATCCGACGATACCAGCCGCAATGGGTGTCAGCAGCTCGCCCAACCGAGCCATCGCCGCGTTGAGCTCCTCCTGCGAGCGGTTCATTTCCATAATGTCCTGATTAGCGTCCTTCCACGCCTGACCGGTTTCGCGCAGGCCCTGATTGGCGAGCTGCACGAGCACAAGCTGCGCTCGCTCGGATGTATCGGCGCAAGCTTCGAGCTGCCGGTTGAACTCGTCCTCATTCACACCCGCCCAGTTGAGCACATCGGCAAAGACGCCGGTGACCTTTCCGGCCTGCACGGTCTCGTTCACAGCCTCGCTCAGGCTGTCGATCGGGATCGAGTCGCCGTAGGTCGCCCACGCGCCGATGACCTCGTCAATAAGGACTTTGAGGTCTTCCTGCGCGAGGCCGAGGGCTTGCAGGTTCGCCGTCGCGGTCGCGGCGGTCTGCGTGTCCCCGAGTACGGCCTGCAGCTCTTGGTAGACCTGCGCAGTCTCCTCGGCTGTGTAGCCGGCAGCCGCGCTGGAGACCTCAAGCGTGCCCATGATCTTGCGGTATTCCTCGGTCGATTCTACGATCTCAAAGATCGCATCTTTGACCGCCTTTGCGCCTGTGACGATGGCGCCGCCAACCAGCAGCCCCTTGAGGTTGCTGAGCGCTGAAGTTACGCCGCCAAGGTTAAAGCTGCCGTCCTCGTTGCGCAAGCCCTTGAGTGCGCCACCGATGCCGCCGAGGCCATCGTCGAGATCATCGGTTTTGCCTGCGGCATCCTTGACCGCCTTGCCGTAGCCGTCGATGCTCTTCGCGCAGCCGTCGGCGCTCTGTTCGGCCTCGTCCAAATACTTTTCGTTTTCGACCAGCTCGTCGTTGAGCTTCGCGAGCGCGGTCTCCGCGCTTAAGAGCTGCCGACGGTAGCTGTCGGTGCGGCTGTCCGCCTCGCCGTAAGCCTCCGCCGCCTCCTCGACCGCGCCCTGCAGGGAGACGATCTTGCCGACCTGCTGCTCAATGGACTGCTTGAGCAGGTCGTGCTTGGCGCGTAGCGCCTCGGAGCTGTTCGCCTGCCCCTTAAACTGCGCGTCGACGAGCTTCATTTCCGCGCCGAGGTTGCCCAGCTCGCGGTTGACCGCCGCGAGCTGCTTTTTGTATTCCTGCTCGCCGTCGACCGCGAGCCGCGTAGTGATTGCACGCACAGATGTCGGCATACTATTCCTCCTCTCTTTTCAGTCCGCGCCGGCGCTCCTCAAGCTCCTGCAGGTCCATGACCTGCCCCGGCGTGAGCAGCAGGCCCTCGCGCAGATCCAGCCGCAAAAACTGCGTGAGCAGCTGCATCCAGTGCGCGCGCGTCACGGAGATCCCGTTTTTTTTTGAAGCTCCACAAGACCGAGGTCAAGGTCGCCCGTCTCTTTCTCCTCGCGCCGGAAGCCGAGGACGATGGCGGCGAGGATGGCGTCCTTCGCCGCGGCGACCTCGCGCGGGGCGAGGTTGACGCGGAAAAACTGCTCGGTGAGGACGGGACCGTGCGTCTGGCCCTGCCAGCGCCGATAGAGCTCGCCCTGCTCGGAGAGTTTGAACAGGTAATAGCACACCGCCTCGAAGCTTTTCTTGCCGCTGCCCTTGAGGGGGTCGGTAATAAAGCCCTTGGTGCCGAATTTATCGTAGAGATCGAACAGCGCCTGCCCGTTGAGGCAGAGATACAGGTGCTGCCCGCAGAGATCAACTTCGTGTACTTTCATATTTGCCTCCGATTTGAGAAAAGGCGCAGCGGGGTGCTGCGCCTTTTCGGATTCCTCAGCCGCCTGCCGCGGCCTTGACCTTGCCGTTGACCCACGTCTTCGCGGCGGCCTCGGTCGTGAGCTCGTCGCTTTCGATGCGGTACTCGCCGGTGTTGCAGGCGTCCACCGAGAGCGTCAGCTTGGGGCTGTCGAGCACGATGGTTTTCTGCTTGGTGTTGTAGGTGCGCCCGTCGAGGCTCGCCTTGACCTTGGGGTAGAAGATGCCCTTGTAATACTTCGAGCCGTCGGCCTTGATGTTGGTCGTGTAGAAACCGAGGCAGCCGTAGGGCGCGGTGTCGTTGCTGGAGAAATGGATGTCCTTCGCGCCTTCGGTGCTGTCGATCTGCGCGCCGGTGACGGCCGAGGCGGTCTCGTTGGGCAGCTCCAGCACGCCGACGGCGAGCGAGCCGTCGACAAACTCGCGCAGGTAGATCTTGCGCACATCATCCGCGCGCGATTCGACCTCGGAGAAGTTGAGCGTTTCGGCGACGCTCATGAGGTCGCCGAGCTTCATCGGCGTGCCGTAGTTGGGCAGCGCGTCCTCCGGCTCGGGGTTTGACGCCGCGAACGGCGCCCACTGGAGATTTTTCGCTCCGTACTGAGGCATAGTTGTGCCCTCCTTTACAGGTTTTTGGATTCGAGGAATTTGTTGTAAACAGCGGCCTGCGCCGCCGTGGTCGCCGCCGCGCTCTTCTCGTTGGCGTTCTGCATCCAGCGCTTTGCCGGAATGTTGCGCCGCGGCGCGCCGTATTCATGGATAAAACCGACCTCGCTGCTGGAGGTGGCCTTCTGGTCGCCGCCGACGGTGTAGGTCCGACCGTGCTTGGAGTTCTTGTACGCCTTGGTTCTTAGCCTGCGGTTATATTGGCCGTGCTTGCCGGTGGGATAGATCAGGACATAGCGGCTCGGGCCACCGGCGGACGCTGCGTGGAGTTTTTTATGGAGCTTGATGCTGTCCACCAGATGCGGGCCGCTGCTCTCGTTGTCATACAAACCGAGCGTAAGCAGCTCATCCTTCTGCGCCTTGATCACGACCTCGCTGCCGGCCTCGAGGATCTCGTCGATGACCTCGCCGGGCAGCTCGGCAACCTGCTGCATGGAAAGCATAAAATCGCCAAGGCCGTCCACGGAGAATGTCGCCATCACAACACCTCCAGCTGCACGATCGCGCGCATGGCGGCGTAGTCCGGGTCGTAGCTGACGTCCTCCACGCTGTACGGCGTGTCGCCTGCCGTAAGCGCCGCCTTGACGTCCGCGAGCAGCGTGTCGCCGTCGGTCTGCCAGCAGATGTCCATCTGCACGCGCTGCACCTCCAGCTGCACGGCGTTGTCCGCGATCACGCCGACCGTGCCGTAGGGACTGAGCACGACGAAGCGCTTCGCGCCCGCCGGTGCCTCCCACTCATAGACGGCATCGCAGGCCGCCTCAAGTGCCGTCTTCAGCTCGGAGTATGTCATAGCTTCCCTCCATTCTCCGCAGGCTCAGCGTCGTCACGGCGAGACCGTCCTCGTCCAGCCCGTGCTGCGCCTGCTCGATGCGGTAGACGTGCCCGTCCTCCGGGATGGCATACTGCGTCGCCGTGAGCGCCTCGCCGAACGGCACGCGCACCATGCGGTCGATGCGGCTGCCGGCCTGCACGCTCTCCCAGTAACGCCTGTGGTAGACCTCCAGCTCCGCGTAGAGGTGTCCGGAGTTCTCGGTCAGCTTTCCGCCGCGCTGTGTGCCGTCCTTGAGGTCGTAGACAGTCAGGAAGTGGTCGTAGGTCATGCGTCCACCGCCTTCGGCGTCACCTTGTGGTCCACCTTGTGGTCATTGATCGCCTGACGGAGCATCGGCGGCATGGGATCTCTGCCGGCGCGCTTGCGGTAGAGCCACGCGGCGTGCATCACGAGCAGGTTAAGATCGTCCCCGTCTTCCATGTCGATCGTGATGCCCATTTTCGCAATAGCTTTCTCCGCAGCCTTGAGCTTGCTTTCCAGCAGGTCCGATACCGGGCCGGAGACCGTGTAAAAGCCGAGATCAGCCTTCAGCAGCGCGAGAGCGTATTCATGGGTCATACGTTGCTCCTTTCCGCGCGCATTTCCGTGCCCGATTCGGGCACGGAAAGCGCGTGTGTTATGCTCAGGCGGCGGCCTTCTTCGCGGTCACGACCACGAAGCCGTTCTTTACGGTCACGTCCACGTCGGCCGTGACCTCACCGCGGACGGTGAGCAGGCCCTCGGCGAACTTGTAGCCCTCGTTGACCTCGACCTCGAAGCCGCCCCACAGCGCCAGCTCGGCACACTGGGGATTGCCGTAGAACATGTGCTTGGTGGCGGTGGTGGTGAGCGTCGCGGTGGACAGCGCGGTCAGATCCTTGCTCAGGCAGTAGCGGCAGGAGAGGCCGTTATTGTCCTTGATGATGCCGGTCGAAGGATTCGCCGCATCGGGGGTGATGGAGTAGACCGGCAGATACTCGTTTTTGCCGCGGATGGCAGCGAAGGCGAGCAGGTCGGCCTTGTTGAGGTACAGGCAGGCGGAGCCTTCCACGCCCTCATCGCCGCCGTAGGCAAGGATGATGTTGCTCAGCAGCTTCTCGTCAAAGAGCACGCTGCCCTTGGTCGCGCTCTTGTCTGCCTCCAGCGCGTGCGCGGTGTTGAGGGTGCTCGCGAGGATGGCGTTGGCGGCGACTGCATTCAGCTTGCGGCGCAGGGCGCGGCGAGCGCTCTCGCGGACCTTCTCCTCGTAGTTGAGGGGACTCTGCTTGCGGATCTCCTTGGAGACGTAGCCGACCGTGCCGTAGTTGGTCGGCGTGAGGGTGACGGAGTCGAAGGTCGGCTCGCTCTCGGTGGGGGCGCTGCCCTCGGTGATGGCGGCAGCGTCCGCTGCGTCGCCGGTCATCAGCGCGACCTTGTAGCCGGTCATGCCGGTGCAGTCGGTGACCTTGAGCATATCGACCAGCGCGGACACGCCGCCGATGGCGTCGTTGATACCGCCGACGCCGGTGGGGCCGACCACGCCGTCGGAGCCGGTCGTCACGGCGGCGCGCAGCAGGCTGCGGATGTCGGTGTAGGTGTGGCGGCCGGACTTCTGGAAGGCCTCGGCGTCACGCAGTTCCATGTGGTTCATATGGTTCTCTCCTCTCTGGCGGCTCGCGCCTGCGGGAGCGGCGCTGCGCTCCTCACGGTTGTTATTGTTCATCGCCTCGGCCTGCGCGGCCTCGGCCTCGGTGAGCTGGGTGCGCAGCTCGGCGAGCTCGCCCTCCAGGCGGCCGCGCTGCTCGCTCGCCTCGTTCTGCTCGGTCTCGAGTGCAGTCACGGATTCCTCCACGGCGCTGCGCTCCTCGTCGGTCTCGGCGGACTCAATGGCCTCGGCAAGATCGGCTTCGCGCGTCTGAAACTCCGCATCTCGCGCACGCAGAGCTTCCAGCTCTGCCTCCTTGTCGCGGATCTGCTTAGCCAGCAGGATGGTTCTCAGCTTCGACATTTGTTGATCCTCTCTTTCATTTTCGTTTTCCACAGCTCGCCCTCGCGCCTGCGGATGGTGTCAAGGTCGTTCTTCCTGGCTTCTACGGACGTCTCCGCATAAGCGGGGAAGGTGCATACGCTGACCTCGTAGAGAACGACGTCCTTGATGATCCACCGGACGCTGCCGTCCGGGTTTTCAACAAATTCCTCGCTCTTGATATCAAAACCGAACGAGCACTGGCTGACGTCACCCCGCTGGACGCGGGCGTAGAGGTTCATGGCGTCGGTGTCCTGCTCGTTGATTTGGATCGTTCCGTAAAGGCCGTGCGCGTCCTCGCGCAGCGTGAGCGTGCCGGCTGTGGTGCGTCCGAGCACCAGCGTGGTGTCGTGGTTGGCGAGCGCGCGCACGTCGCACTCCCCGTAGTCGCCTGCGAGAGACTTCGCGAACGCGCCGGGGGCGACCTGTTCCGTCGCGCCGGGCCATAGGGGATAGTCCGAGTTGAATACGGAGAAGTAGCCCTCGATCACGGGTCCCTCGCCGTCCTTTGCCGCGCGTGTCTGGAACTGCGCGCCGATGCTGCGCACCTGCCGCAGCGAGCGCGCGGTGCTGTCGATATCATTCTTCGGCATTCTTCTTGCCCTCCTTCAGTTTTTTCTGGTCGCCGATGCGGTCGGCAGGAATAAAGTTTTCGAGGATCACCAGCACGTCAAGCCCGTCCTTCGGCGGCAGTGACATCCAGTTGCGCACCTCGTTGCCGGTCATCAGCCCGCGGATATAGAGATCGCTGCCGATCTCGCTGAGTTCCTTGAGGTCGTAGGCGTAGAGCGAGCGGGCGTTGAACTTGAAATAGCGCTTGCTGCTCACCAGCAGCTTCTTCGTCAGTTCCTGCTCAATGACCTGCGCCAGAGGCAGCAGGACGGAGGAGACGAAGGTGTTGTACTCGTCCTTGTCGTAATCGCCCACGCCCACCATGAAGCCAGGCACGCCGAAGATGGCGGCGACGTTCCGCTTGTCCAGCTCCACGCCGTCGCGGACGGCAAGGTCGGTCAGGCTCAGCGGCTTTGCCTGTACCACGTTCATCAGATCCGCAGGGATGATGAGCGGAGCGCTCGGGTCCTTCCGCGTGAGGAAGCTCTGCGTGAACGCATCGCGCTTATCCGGATCGCTCAAATCGCTGTCCGAATTAACGGCGATCACCAACGGCGGCTTGTACTCGCTGCTCATGTACGCCTTCTTCGTCGCCGCCGTCTGGGCGATGCTGTCCACAATGTCGCCGAGCTGCACGCGCGTCCCCACGCCCTGCCAGGGATAGCGCGCATCGGGGCGCAGACGGAAGTGCAGCACCTCGTCCGGCTCGAAGGCCATGCCCTGCCACACGATCTCGTAGGGGCTGCCGTCCGGGCGGCGCTGGGCGTAAGCCGTCGGCATCGGCCACAGATCGGTGAGCAAGCCGTCCCGCGTCACCGGCAGCACGAAGGCATTGCCCTCGGTGAGCAGCGTGCTCACGATCCAGCCGATGAGCGTCTGGCGCGTACCGAGGCTCCACGGCGCGACGTCCACCTTCCGCGCCAGCTCGTCCTTTACGCGCACGTCGCCGTTCTTCGCGTTCTCCATCAGGTGGATGGTCATGGAGGCGATCATGTCGCTGATGCGCCAGACCGCTGCGGCGACCTCCGGCGCGTCCGAAAGGCGGGTATAGCCGCTTGGACAGATCACACCGGGCGAGGAGAGCGTCAGGCCGACCATCGAGGCCGACCGTTTCTTGAAGCGCTTCGTCAAATTCTCAAAAATCATCATCAGCTCCTTTGCGGGAAAATAGAAAAGCCCCGTGTCCTTACAGTGAAGGACACGGGGCATCATGGCCACAGGTCAGGTATTCGGTTTGCCGCTCTCAAACCAGCGCGACGCATTCGCGCGCTTTTCAGTGTCGATGAGCATCCGGATCGTCCCAAACACCGCCGCGTCGAACACGTCGATGCGGGAGGTGTCGTTGATCTTCTCATATTGTACCGCATCATCGACTTTTTCGCAAGCCCTAATATTTCCGACGCAGTATTCAAACGGCTCCGCGCCGCAGTAGTACAGGCAGCCGATTTTCATCTTGTGCTCGATGTAGCGGAAGCCCTCGCTTTTCGCGAGATAGAGCTGCGGCTGATCCACCACCGTGAAGCCCGCCTTTTTCATCGCCGTGTAGTAGGGCCGCGCAAATTTCCGGTCATGGCCGACCTTCCGGATGCGGAAGCCATCGGCCTGCCACTTCTTAAACTGCTTCACCGGCTCGGTCGGGTCCATGCTGCTCTCATTCGGCATATCAAGCCAGCCGTCGTCCTTCCAGCCGAAGAGCGGAATGTTATCCACATCTGACTTTTCCGCCGCCGCCGTGCGCGGGAACCAGGCGTGCGGCACGATGACCAGCACGTCCTCACTCGGCGTCCAGCCCTCGCTTGCCGCCTTCGACGCGGGGATCTCTCCCACGATGGCGGCAGCCGTCAGATCGTGCAGCTTGGAAAGGTCCGCGCCGCCGTACCACGCCGTTACAAGCCGCGCAAGTTCTTGCTGCGTCCAGTGATAGTGTGCGTCCGAGCGCCGGAAATCCGCTACGTCGAAGCACGCCTTGAAGCTCGACACAAACACGTTGAGCGAGCGCGTAAGAAATTCCTTTCGCATCTGCGGGTCGTTCTGCGCCTGCAGGGCGCTTGCCATCATATCGCTCGGGCGGATGGTCACGCCCCAGCTCGGGTTTGCCTGCTCCTGCGCGAGTGGGCTGAGATAGTCGACCTCGCCCGTGTCCTTGTCCGGATCGGCGCGAGCAATGAGCACGAAGATGCGGTCGGCGTCCTCGCCGGTGATCTGTCCTCGCACGATCTTGGAGCAGTATTCCAGCCGCTGTGCGCAGAAACCGGTGCCGTCGTCACCTGCGGTTGTGGTCGCGGCGATGAGCTTATTCGAGTACGCCTTCGTCGCGTCCTTCAAGCGGCCATAGGGCACAGCGTTCCGGTAGAGCTCCAGCTCGTCGAGATGGACGAGGTTTGCGTTGAAGGCATCAAAGATATCTGGCTTATAGGCAAGCGCGTCAAAGCTGATTTGTCCGTCCCAGATTGCGCCGGAGTAGCTGTGCCCGAGCGAGCTGTCCAGCACGCGCAGCCCATGCACCGCGTCCTCGCGCACGGTAAGGCCGAGCCGGTGCAGGTTGTAGCCGAGGAAGCCGAAGCCCTCCATGTTCTGCTTCGCGCTGCCGGCCACGGTCTTGATCTTCGAGTAGCTTCGGCTGTAAGCGACGCCGAGCATCCAGATCTTCGCCGTCGTAAACGGCGTCTTGCCGTTCTTCCGCGCCAGCATGGAAAACTGCTCCTGGTAACGCCGCAGCTCCGTCCCTGGCAGGAAGAAGCCGCACACGTTGTAAATGTCAAAGAGCTGCCAGGGCTGCAGGAGGAAGGGCGTGCCGCGCAGCGGCCGGCCGTCCAGGCTCTCGCCCTGCTGGTGGCAGAACAGCGTCTCGATGCCGTTGATCACGAACTCGGCAAGCTGTGTGCGAAACTCCCACTTGCCGTTTCGGCGGTCGTCGAGGTAGCGCCGCGCCGCCGCCCGAAGATCCTCACAGGCGCGCTCGTTTGCCTCAGTCTGCTCTGCCCACTCGTTTACGATGCACTCATGCGTCGCCATGCGCGCCCTCCATGAGCCGGTCCAGCAATCCCGCCAGCTGCCGGTTCGCACCGCCTACCGGCTCGCTGTCCGCAGCGGCGCCGCTGTCCATTGGGCGCAGCCGTTTGAAGGCCTTCGGCGTAAGCCCCAGTGCCTCACGGTGCGCAAGGATGTCTCGCCGCTGCTGCTGGATCACGGTGTAGAGCTTGTCGGCAGCGCTGGGGGCTCTGCCGTCCTCTGCCGTGGCCTTCCATTCCTTCATCGTCCGCTGGTGCTCCCGCTCCAGGATGGCGAGCGTATGGATCTCCGGCTCAAAGGCCTTGTCATAGATGCCGAGGTCACGCATCTGCTCGGCATAGATCTGTTCCTTGGTCATGTCGCATCCTCCGTTATGGCTTCAAGAACACCGGCAGCTGCATCCACGCCACGGGCGGGAAGATGCCGGTCCGCCGGTCGACCATCTCCATGCCGTAGCGCAGCCACACGCCGCCCTTGCTGAGATAGGCCTCACCGACGAATACGCCGTCGGTCACGATCACGCGCTCGCCTGGATCGGGCAGTGCGCGCTTTGCGTTGTACCAGCCTGCACGATCCGGCACGGCGGTCTTTCGCGCCGCCGTCAGGCGCACACGTTCCTTTTCGCGGATCACTCCGCGCCGGATGTTCCGCTTGCGCTCCGCGTCAACCGCAGGGTTCCATCCACAGCGCGAGCAGTCCTCACACTTCACGTCCAGCGCGTAGCTTCCGAGCGTACACCCGCCGACCTTTTTCCGGTTCCCGTCCACTGTCTCGCTCCATTTCTTCCGTGCCCGATTCGGGCATGATGGCCATTAAGCTCCTGCGCATCTGGCCCACCGTCGCGGCAGGCCGTCCCCGCGGCGTTTCCGCTTGCGGCGACAGCGCCGCTGCCTCGAATGCTTAGTCGCTTTCTCCGCCACCGGCGGCGCTCCTGCGCATTCCCCGCCCCTCGCGATTCGAGGGCCGCGGGGGTAGGAGAATAACATCATGCCGCCCGTCAAAGAGCGGAGAACACGCAGGAGCTTCTCGCTGCATCCGTGCAGCATATTCCACATTCCGCTGCGAAAACGCAGCGTCCGCCGTTCCGGTGCAGCCCCCGACCCTCGGAGGTGCCGAGGGGCAGGGGACAGAAGCGTGAAGACTATCCGGCTCAAGAGCCGGGGGCTGCACCGGAGCATCTGGGACAAATCGTGGGGAAGTCTGGCGTCAACGCATCCGCACGGTCCGTGCGCGGTTCGCGTCCGCGGCCCGCGCGAAACAAACTATCGGGCGCATACGCGCAGGCTCTTATCACGCGCCGCTCCGGCAGTCTCCATCGCGCAGTTTTTTGGGCGCACCCCCAGCGTTTTTCCCGACATTTTTCTCCGGAAAAATTTTCTGCCGCGTGTGCGCGGAGTCCTCCGCCCAGCTGCAGAGACTCCACCGTCACCCGCCAGGAGGTGGGGGGACTCTATTTCGCCAGCGCTCACCGAGCGCCGTGAGCTTTCTGGTCGCGCGATCGTGCATCGCATCGTGCGCCGCGCTCGACAGGCTCACGAGGTTCCAGAGACAGTACGCATACTCCGGGTAATCCTCGGCAGGCCAGATGTGATGCACCACCTGCGCCGCCTCGCGCCGACCGTACCGGGCCGCTTCCCGGCACCGATATCCGTCCCGCCGGAGCGCCAGCGCGCGCAGCCGCCGCCAGCGCTTGTTCTTTCGTGAATAATCAAACATGAGCAAAAGAAAACACCCGCACCGATCACGTCCAACGTCTGGACTCGATCAGCACGGGCTAACAAAAGAGCACTGGCCAGTTTTGATATTCACGAGCATCTGCGACTTACACTGCGCGCAGAACACCTGCAGGTTTTTCGCCTCGGTCTCCGGCCGGATGATCTGCCTGGTTTTCATCCGGCAGACGGGACACACAATGTGTCCGTCCTTGATGCTAAGTTTAGCACCTTTCGCGATCGTTTTCAAGTCGTTCATCGCCATCCTTTCATTCTGTCACTAAAAAGCCAATAGGTTACAAGTAATGTCGCGCGCACGCGCGCACGCGATTCCTTATGCCTCGATCCAGCTCGCCACCCGGTAGCTGCCAAATTGACTGCCGCCGGTCCGCACCCGTGGGAGCATCGCGTCGAACGGTATCGTGATCGCATCGCTCTCGTCGAGCCACACCTCCGGCGGCGGCAGCTTCGCGCGCAGACTGCGCGAGTAGCTCCACGGATGCCGCCCCACCGGGATGATGATTCCGTCGCTGCGCTCCTTGGTGAGGTAGCGCGCGAGGTAGCGGTAGCCGAGCGCCTTGCCGTGCCGCTTAAATACTGGCCAGTCCGTCACCTCGCCGCACTGCCACAGGTACCGCACCTCTGCCGGCGAGAGCTGCCGGTAGTCCGCGACGAGGTGGATGTGATACCGGTGCGCCCCGTGCAGCCCCTCAATGGCCGGGATGTAGTCAAGCCCGCCCTTGCCTCGATAGCGCTCCACGCGCCGCAGGAAGGCCCGCAGCGCCTTGCGCACGTCGGCAAAGCGCTCAGGCAGATGCTCGTCGTCGAACTCCAGAATGTAGTGCGTGGCGTACTTGCCCATGAGCGCGATCATCAGCTCGAGCCGTTCGGTGGAGTCGCGGTTGAGCACCGTGCGCCGCTGCGCCTTGAGGTCGGCCTTGGCGCGCCGGTCCTCGTCGGTGTCGGAGGGCGCATAGCGCGGCGGCAACGTCCCGCGGTATTCCTTGACCAGATTCCCCGCGCGCTGGCGCACGCAGTAGAACCGCTCAGCCATACACACTTCCGACCATTCCGGCGACCGCGCCGGTCATGTCGCCCTCAATGATGGGCTGCCTGCGCAGCTCGCAGAGAACTCGGGCAAATTCCTCGCACAGGTCGTAATACAGAACCGCGTGCGATAAGCTGCCGTCGGCCAGTGTGGCTGCCCGTGCTGCATTATTTCGGCCGCAGCCGACGCTCATCAACAGCTTGATCATCCGTTTACGCTTCATTTAGACACTTCCTTTCCTGGGTCGTCCGGGTTGACGCTTCTTCGCCTCTGGCAGGTCTACGCCAAGCTGTACTAAGATTGAGCGGATCTCGTCCACTGTGCAGGCGTTCAATTCGGCGAGGATTCCGATTTGTTCCGCTGGCTTTGCCGCCTGCCGGTAGGACGCCACGATCTCGCCCTTGCTCATCGGCAGAGCATGAGAGCGCGGCGCGACGCTCTGCAGCGGAGGACTTCTCAAAATCGGCGCCGGCTTGGCTGGCGCATTCGGCTGCTTCGGCGTTTCCGCGGGAGCATCCGCCCGCTCCGGCTCCGGTGCGGTGCCCAAATCGGGCACCGAGCGGACGACGCGCCCGCCAACGACCAGCCCGCCGCCTCCGCCCGCAGGCGTCAGCCTCGGCCCGCCGATCACGACAGGCACGGCGTTCCCCGCGACCACCTCCACCGCGCCGAGCGCGGGGAAGTCCTCGACAGCGTAGGTCGTGCCGCCCGGCAGCACCAGCGCGCCCGCGCCGAGCGCGTCGCACACATAGGCGCGGAACGCCTCGAGCGTTTTGACATCGGCGTGCAGCTCCGGCAGCTTCACGACCAGCACCTTGCTCCCCGTCATAGTGTCACTCCTTTCAGCGCCCTGCGCAGGTCGATGAAGCGTCCACCGAGGCCCTTGTCCACCAGCTCCTGCAGTGCGTCGAGCGTCAGCTCGGCGTCCTTGGCGCGGAAGACATCCTCGCACAGGCTCTCCATGTCGCACAGCTTTGCGGCCGTGCCGTAGAGCCGCGCCGGGCAGGTGAGCAGGCTCGCGCCCTCGATGCCCCACGCCCCGTCCGGCGTCTTGTAGGTCAAGCGTCTAAATTCAGGCATTGTCCGCACCTCCGTCCATTTTCGCCCCGCAGTTGGGGCAGTAACCAAAATGGTTGATTACCTGTGCGTAGTATTTCTTGCCGCAATTCGAGCATTTCGCAAAGCCCTGCCGCCAATTACCGTTCTCGTCAAAACACGGCTCGAAGCACCCATGCACCACCGGGGCCACGTCGGCGGCGGGGAACGCTGCGATGACAGCATATACTCCATCCGCAAATAGCCTTTCTACCAAACCATGTTTGCCAAGCCCCATTTGCTTGAATTTTGTAATGAGCGCCTCCCGCTCAATACATTCAGCCATTGTCAGCCCTCCTGTTCCACGTATTCAAGCCGGCTCCGCAGCCGCCGGACCTTGTGTGCCCGCTGCTCCGCCACCGCGTCCTCGACCTCAAACTCAATCGCCATCTGGTCGAGCATGATCCCAACGTCGGCGATCTCTTCGGCGATGTTGGCGAGCGTGTCACCGTCCACACGCCCGCGCAGAAATTTGCACAGCACGTCCTGCAGCTCGGCCATCTCCTCAAAGGCCATCGTGATCTGAGCCTGCGCGCCGTAGCGACTGAGCGCCGCGCAGAATGTTTTGCGTTCCATGTCAGTCATTTTTCATCGCCTCCAATGCTTTCTCCGCTTCCTCGCGGGTCAGAAAAATCGTTTTCCCTATGGAACTTTCCACACATGGGCAGAACGGGTACGTTTCAATGTCCCACCGTCCCTGTATTGCGAAGTATTTCATGCTCCCAACTCGGTGCTCGAAGATTTCTCCGTAAAACACTCTGTATAATTTATCGCCCACCTTGCACGGCAGCACCACCACGCGCCCGCCCTTGTCGGCCTCGGCCAGCTCGCGCAGGCGGGCAACGCCCTCCTGCTCCGCATCACGCATTACGATGTACCGTCCTTCCGCGTCTGCTCGCGCAAATTCAGCACAGCGTTCCGGCGTCAGCCTCGTGTCCTCGTAGGCGGCAAGGCGGTCCATCATCTCTCGGACACCTGCGGGTTCAACCTCGCAGGGGATTTGTCCAGTCGAGTAAGGATTTTTCGCGCCAACGTAGACCACAACGCCGTTAATCCGTCTTGTCAGTCGTTCCATCACTCCACCTCCGGCGGTTCCGGCAGCGGCATCCAGTGCGTGACCCGCACAATCTGCCCGTGACACGTCCATCTTCCGTCCTCCAAATATACACACAATCCCGGATTCGGCGGTGGGTATCCGGAAGGATCGCTAATGATGCACAAGACAATATCCGATACTCCCCACGAGTTAGAGACCTCCGGCAGCCGCTCCGTCACGGGGATCCACCGTGTCCGCTCCTGCGCCACGGCGATCTCCTCGGCGTACCGCGCGCAGCGCGCGGTCAGGCGCTCGATCAAATCCGCGCCGTCCAGTCCGACGCGGTCGACATCACATAAATGCCAGGTGTCGGCTCCGTATATGGGCCGTTCTTCTTCCGGGGCTTCCTCTTCCTTCCAATACGAGCAATGCTCGCAGGCATTCTCTCCGCCTGCGGTGGAAATGCACCGCAGCGCCCTGACGATCTCTTCGTTTTTCATGCGCCCTCCTTGCCGCGGCCGCACTCAGCGAGCGGCATCCAGCGGTCGCAGCGACATTCGACGATGTCGTCGACCGTGGTCCCCGCGTCCGTCGAGATAAACGGGTACTCATCGTCCGAGCCGCCGGCGCAGCGGGCCACGAGGTAGCTGCTGCCGCCAAGGCCGGTCTCATAGCTGAGCACGACCAGCGCGCCCTCGGTCGGCCAATGCTCCGCGTCGAGCGGCAGCCACTCCGGCGCGGCGAGATCCACGCCAGCCCTCCACTCGTCTCGCGGCGGTAAAGGATCGTCCGTCAGCCCGCAGAGATAGTCCATCGTCGTGCCGAGCGTCAGCGCCAGCTTGGGCAACGAGCCCGCACCGGCAAGGCTGTTGTTTTCCCACGCGCTGTAGGTGCCGGGATACTCGCCGATACTCTCGGCGAACTCCTTGCGCGTCAGTCCGGTCGCCTCGCGCAGTGCCTTGACGCGCTCGCAGAATTTCGGCGTCATGTTCTTGAGCCGAGGATCGTCGGCTGCCGGATTTCGGGGCACGGAAGGCTCCGGCTCCTTCGGCGGCCGCTCTGCGACAACAAAGCGGCACGCAGAAGAGCAGGTGTCACGGCTGAGACATTCGCGGCAGCAGCCGCCGCAGCGCCACTCGCCGTAGCGATAACGGTCAGCGTACATCCGTGCGGCATTCGGGCAGAAGCCGCCGGTATCTGGGCACTTATGCTTGCAGCAGGTCCAGCAGGTTCGGAACTCGCGCACGTTGTTGATCGACCATGTGCGGCAGTGGTCAATGATCCAATCCAGCAGCCTGTACTGCGTCTCGTCGTCCATGCGGGCGATCTCAAGCGCGGCGGCCTCGGGCAGCTCGCCCTTCTCCCACCGGGCGATGATGCCCGGCACCTTGAGGCCCTTTTTGATGACCTGCAAATTGCCGACCTTCGTCGCGTTGATCTGCATCTCCTTGGCGATCCAGTCGCGTAGCCCGACCGGGAACGCCTCGCCGGCCTTTTTGCGCCGGATGTAGCTCTCCTTGAGCTTCTCCGCCTCCTGCGCGAGCAGCGCGTTGGACTTCACGCGCTGACGGTTCGCCTCGATCACCGCGCACAGCTCCTGCTCCTCCGTCATCGCGGGAAGCACCCGGCAGAGCACGGTGGAGAACTGCTTCGCGACGGCCTCGTCCCGATTCGCCGCGAGCAGCCGCAGCGCCGCCATGCGGCTGTGTCCAGAGATCAGGCGATACTTGCCGTCCTCCGCCGGCACGACGGTCGGCGGCTCGAGCAATCCGTTGGCCTGGATGGACTCCATCAGCGCGACGAGCGCCTTGTTGTCGGGGCGCGGGTAGAAGTTGCGCGGGTTGTCGAGGATGTCACCGACCGGGATCTCGCGCGTCATGCCCGAATCGGGCAAATCCGCGCGGTCGGGCAGAGCCTCGGCAAATTTCGTGATGTCAAACTTCGCCATGACCAAGCTCCTCTCCGAGATATTCTGCCACCCAGCGGCGGTAGTCCTGCGTCGCCACGCTCCGCGGGCAGTAGTCGATCAACGGTTTTTTCTCAAACGTGGTCTCCACGACCTTATCCGTGCGCCGAATGACCTGCTCAAAGACCGGGATCCCGCGTTGGCGCAGCAAGGTCTCGCCCTCGCGCACGACCTCGCTGCTGTTCCGCATTGTGACGAGCACACCGGCAATCCGCACGTCGGGACGCGCACGACGCAGGCTGCGGATCTGAGCGCGCACGCTCTCGAGGCCGTCAAAGACAAAACCGTCGATCTTCGCGGGGACAATCACCTCGTCACAGGCAAACAGCGCGTTGACACTCGCCACGGTGTACCCAGGGGGACAATCGAGGATGCAGTAGTCCGCGCCGTTGTCATCCTCTGCCGCGCGGACGAAATCATACAGAACACGCGTGCGCCGCATACCCTCGTGCAGCGCGTTGCAGTCGATGTCATAAAGCTCCGAGGATGCGGGGACAAGCAGCATCGACGGCGAAAGCGTGATGGCGGAATCGCTCCAGAGAGGCTCCGCCATGCCAAGCAAAAGCGTTGCAACGTTGCTGTCCGAGTCGGGGTCGTAGCCCGGCTTGTAAAAGTTCGTCAGATTGCATTGTCCGTCGCAGTCGATCAGCAGCACGCGCTTTCCGTAGTCATGTACGAGGATCTCTGCGAGGTTGATGGCGGTGACGGTCTTGCCGACGCCGCCCTTGTTGTTCATGATCGCAATGGTTTTCATGTCGTTCTCCTGTTTCTCTCTCAAAATTTGAAGCCCTCGCGGACCTTGACGCCGTCGCCGAGGTCGGCTTCGACGAGGAACCAGCGGTGCGCGCGGTTGATGTACACGATGCGGCCGGGCAGCAGCCGCGGGAGCTCCCGATGTCCGGGGCCGATGGCCGCGCCGATGTCCGCCAAAATGGCGTGGGTATCTCCGATTCTTGGCATGTCGTTTCTCTCTCTTTCTCTCGATTTTCAGAACGGCGCGTTCTCGTCCTCTGGCACTTCCTCAAGCGCCATCTGACCGGGCGCTTCGCCGTCCGTCTTTTCCTTCCGGCCCTTCTCGTCGTCGCGGGTGTAGGGCGCGAAGGTCTGGTGTCTGCCGTCAAAGGCGAACACGCCCTTGCCGCGCCGCCCCTCCTTGCTTTTGGCGATCTGAATGACGCGGCACTTCTCCTGCGAGTAGTTCTGCTTCGGGTCGGGCCGGTAGATCATCACGATCAGATCCGCGTCCTGCTCAAACTGGCCGGTCTCCTTGAGGTCGTGCATATCCGGCGCGCGCCATGCCCCGCGCTCGGGGCGGCTAAGCTGCGCCAGCTCCACCACCAGCACGCCGCGGCTCTGGGCGAAGGTGTGCAGCGCGCGGGAGACGGTCGCCATCTGCTCGCTGCGCAGGTCGCGCGGGTTGCCCTCGGGGACGATCAGCTGGACGTAGTCCACAAAGATCACGTCGTAGCCGTAGGTGATGGACTCCGCCATGATGTCGCCGGCGGTCATACCGCTCGCCTGGATCACATCAAGCCGGCGCTTGACTGCGTCCTCCGAGCAGACCGCGAAGGTGCCCCAGTCGCGGTCGGTCAGGCGGCTGCGCTTGATCGCGTCGAAGTCGATCTGCATGCCCTGCGTCACGATGCGGTCGCCGATCTTGCCGGCAGACGTTTCGAGACTGAAAAAGCCGACCTTGAGCGTCTTGGCCATGTGATAGGCCATCATCAGGGCAAGGGCCGTCTTTCCGTCGCTCGGGTAGCCGCCCAGCACCACCACGTCGCCGCGCCGGATGAAGCTGTTGTGGTCAAGCACGTCCAGCCCGAAGCCCACATAGTCCGCGGCTGCGCCGCTCGCGTGGCGGGCGGAGAAATCCTGCAAAAGCTCCAGCATCGGCACGACCTTCACGCCGCGCCGCGAGGTCATCTGCGCTTGCAGCTCCGAGAGCAGCGGACGGACGTCGTCGAGCGTAGCCGCGCCGTTGATCTGCGCCGAGAGGGCGCGGATGCGGCCCAGCGCCGCCTGCTCGCGCATAAGCTGCGCATATTCGCGCCAGCTCGCGCTCGTGGGCGTGACCTCCATCAGGTCGATGAGCTGTTGCTGCTGCGGCGAGCCGGAGGCATAGCCGAGCTTCGCGTTGATCGTGATGGCGTCGGCGTGCCCGCCCTCGCGGAACACCTCGCGCGCCGCCTGGAAGATCAGCCGGTTGGCTGTGCTGGTGAAGTCGCGCTCGTCCACCTCGGCGAGCACCTGACTGACGATGCTCTCGTCGATCAGCATCGCGCCGAGCACGGCGCGCTCGGCTTCCAAACCGGCGCTCGGCTGCGCGTCTACTCGGCCCATGTCCACCCTCCGTCCTGACTATCCGGCGGCGCTTCGTTGCCCCACACATCCCATCCCGGAGCAGTTTCTCGGGCGAAAAGCTCAATGCGGGGCAGGTCTCCCATCAGCTCAACGATCCTGTCGCGGATCTCGGCCGGCTTTCTGCTGTGCTGCTGGATCGGGGCGAGAACGACGCTGCGGACGCTGCCGCTGATGCGCTTCGGCTT